CGGGTAAGGCGTTCCAAATAATTGTGTATTCATCCACGCTACACTTCGACTTATCTAGCCACGCCAGCATAGCCTTGTGGCGCTCCGCTGGATCGTGCATTACCCAACCAATAACGTATAGCTCTTGTATTGCACAGCTTGGCTGCGGTTTGGGCGGCTTCTTGGGCAGTGGTGGTGGCTCCGTGGATAGGATGAGCTTGTCCTGCGCTGACGACCCTGTTACCAGCATCAAAAAACAAAATAAAAACAAGCGCATACATGGGTTATTTCCTACGGTACTTTATTAACCTTCGTTAAACGCAATAATATTATAAGTGCCACCGCCAACTCGCGTTGCGCCACCAGAATCTGAATAAATATCAACATTTCCTATTGATTGATTAGCCCCTGAATATGGAGAATAAAGATAGGCAGTAGGGGCAGTAGATATTGAATAAATTGTTCCGCTTGTCATACCCAATGGATAACTTCCTGATGTTCTAGTAATTTTTACCCAATAATTATTACCAATATTGGTAGTAGTTGGTGTGGCCCAATTAGCACTACCTGTACTTTGAAATGTATCCTCATAAAACATAGTACCATTAGTATTAAAAGTAATACTTGCAGTAGTAGCAAATACTTGTGTTGACTCAGCGTCAGCAAGTAAGCTGTTATTAATAGTAATATTTGACTTCCCATACAATGAGCTCATTGACCATGAAGTACCTGAACCACCTGCCCCAGCAAGCGTTCTGACTGCGGTATCATTCATGGAAATGGTTGTGGTAAGGCCCAAGCCGAGTTCATAAGCAACAGAAACTGGGCTGGATGTGCCCGCCATATTGAGGGCACCAGATGATGGCATTGTCATGGTTTAGCTCCTTATGGTGTACCGTAAGCAGTGACGTTACCAGTCACAATAAAATTACCAGAAGAATCCAACGACCCTACATTTGTGCCGTTGTAATTAAAATACAACTTTGTACCACTAGGTGTGATACTCCACCCGCCGCTGTTTGCAACACTACCAGATGAACCCGTTGTGTTTTGGTTCAATGTTGGGAACGTGCAGTTGGCTAGATTCCCCGAAGACGGTGTTCCCAGCGCTCCACCAGAAGTTATATAAGACCCCGCAGCTTGTTTGCCGTTAAACGTGTTCCAGTCTGTTGAGGTCAAATAGCCACTAACCGAAGTAGACGCAGCCGCCATGCTGATTGCTGGGGTAGTACCGCCGCTTGATACCACTGGGGCTGTTCCTGTCACTGATGTGACTGTACCGCCAGAATTTGTTGCCGCAATAGTTATTCCACCAGCAGAGTTTGTAATGGTGACATTACTACCGGCAGTCAAAGTAGCACGGGTAAACCCTGAGCCATTGCCAATATCCAGCGCCCCGTTTGCAGGGGTTGTTGTCAGACCTGTACCGCCGTTGGCTATTGGCAAAGTCCCAGTAACGCCTGTTGAAAGCGGTAGTCCTGTTAGATTAGTAGCTGTACCAGACGAAGGTGTGCCAAGTGCGCCGCCAGAAGTTACATAAGAACCCGCCGCCTGTTTTCCATTAAAGGTATTCCAGTCAGTAGATGTAAGGTATCCGCTAACTGAAGCAGATGCAGCCGCCATGCTGATAGCTGGTGTAGCACCTCCGCTAGATACTACTGGGGCAGTTCCAGTAACACTTGTTACGCCTACAGAGACATCCCCCGAACCCAGCAAGCTAGTGCTATTTACTGTTTTAATGCTAGTGCCGCTGACAAGTGCAGCCTGCTTGCCGTTAAATGTATTCCAGTCTGTTGAGGTTAAGTAACCGTTAACTGAAGTGGTTGCCGCAGCCATACTGATGGCAGGAGTAGTGCCCCCGCTAGATACAACCGGAGCCGTGCCTGTAACAGATGTGATACCGGTATTTGCAATGGTGATAGCGCCGGATGTATTGGTTACAGAAACCCCAGTACCTGCAGTTAAGGTAGTACGAGTAAATCCAGTTCCATTACCAATGTCCAATGCACCATTTGCAGGAGTTGATGTCAGACCTGTACCACCATTGGCAATGGGGAGCGTTCCGGTAACGCCGGTAGTTAAGGGTAAACCCGTAGCGTTGGTTAGTGTGGCAGATGTAGGTGTACCCAGTATTGGTGTAACCAGTGTAGGGCTGTTGGAGAGGACATTGTTGCCCGAGCCCGTAGAAGCAGTGACACCTGTACCTCCGTTGGCAACACCAAGCACGCCGGTAAAGTTAGACACCACGCTAGATGTGACCTTGATGTAGTCCGTGCCGTTATAGTAGACCGTGGCTCGTTCGCCTGCCGCAACAGAAATACCAGTCTGCCCGGAAGCCTTGATTGTGGCTGAGTAAGTTGCGTCTGCATTGACGACCAGATAGGTCTTGCTCACGCTTGGAGCCGTGATAGTTACGTTTGCTGCCAAGGAACTCAGCCTGAGTACGTAATACTGCGCAGTGGTAGCGCCAATATTGGTAGCCGAACTTGTACCCTGCGTATTGGCAAGGGTGAGCGCATTGGATGTAAAGGACGCCGAAGTAAGCGCCAACGACCCCGAAATGGCAATGTCTAGGTAGGATGTAATTGAGTTGTTTACATCATCACCCCACGTACCTGACTCCGTGCCGGTAACCGGTTGCCCAAGGGCTAGGTTGGTTGTGTAATTAACGGTCATGATTAATCCTTATACGGCAGGAGGTGTAGGGTCTGGCACAGGCTCTGCCCAAGGCAATGCTGGCTCTGTTACAGGGTTAATCTTAGCTGCAATTTGGGCTGCAATTGCGTCATTGACATGGGTTTCATAGCTTCCGGTAACGACAGGTTGAATCCAGCTAAGCACAATATCTTGGGTTAATTGGTCATAGGGCACAAAGCTGGTTTGGCTTGGATCGGGCGTTAAAGGTGTAGCACCACTGAACACGCCAGTAATACCGTTTTCATCCGTACCGGTTTTTGTCCAGAAAGTTTGAATAACGTAATCTGTTTTTCCTGCAACGGTGGTTGCTTTCATGCCTGTTACGGCCCATGTGTATGTAATCGCCATGATTAATCTCCAATAAGTTTATTGACAAGGGATTCAAGTTGGGCTACGCGGGCTCGTAGATCAACAACTTCTTTTGCAAGCTCTACAGCAGAAACCATAGCGGCACTACCATAGTTAACGGACAGAGTGTCAGAAGCATCAGTTTGAACTACTTCTGGTAAAAACTTTTGTAAGCCTTGGGCTGAAATACCAGCTTGTCGCTCGTCAGAATCAATACGTGTGTATGTACCAGACTTAAGTTGCGCAAGAGACTCGATAAAGCTGTCAGGTAATAGTGCCCAGTCTTTCTTTAAGCGTTCATCAGAATACGCAGTGACGTTACCTGCCATTGTCAGATTGCCCGACATATCCATTTGCAAACGGTTAGCAGAAGCCGACCATCCACCAATACGAATTACGTTATCGGAGTCTAAACCAAAGTTAACAGCATAGTAACCGCCACGGTGAAATGCCATTACTGCGCCATTACCGCCCGTCGAGTACACATTCATACCAGTCCCGGATACTGAGGCAGTATTACCTTGACCGTACATGAAGGCGGAATAAGTTGATCCGTTAGTAAAGTTTACAGTTCCACTAAAAGTACATGTACCAGCCGCGTTAACAATATTGATGTTACTTGTACTTGCGGGATCTACGTAATAACCAGTATTGTTGTAATCGTAAAAAATCGGCGACCGAATATCGGAAAATCCGTAAGTGCGGTCTGATTGAAATTGGTTGACGTTGGATGTACTTGCAGGGTCTACGTAATAACCTGTGTTGTCGCTGTCGTAGAAAATACCTGCGTATAACGCGCCGCTGTTGTAATTGTTACCGTACGTTGGAAACTCATACAATGTTCCATACGATGAAGCAGTGGATTGCTGCGAACTAATGTACATCCTTGGCTGGCCATTGCGCTGTGTATGAAGCGCACACATTGACAACACATCTCCACCAGAATAGCCGTTAATCCATAGGGTATCAGACCAATAACCTGCTACAGCAGTCATGGCAACTTTTAAGCCAACACCGTTGTTAAAATATGTCTGTGGATTAAGCTGCTGACCGCCAACATAGTTTGTTGTTGTGTAATTAGAACTGCCACTGACTGAACCGCTGATTGTGCTGGAAACAGTTAAACCAGCAAAGTTTGATGTACCGTTTGGGTCTACGTAATAGCCAGTATTGTTGCTGTCGTAGAAAATTGGCGCACGGACACTTGCACCTGCTTGAATAATGGTGTCAGAATAAAACTGCGCACTGTTGTAAGTACGAACCCACGTGCTATCAATAGCATAGATACCAACAGCATATGAAGCGTTGTACCAGCCTGTGTTACCGCTTGATCTAAACCAGTTACTACAACTAAAAGAACTGCTTTGCCCTGCGTCATACCCAGCGTATGCACGTCCAAAAGCTGAAACATTTAAGTTTGATGTGCCGTTAGGGTCTACGTAATAACCTGTGTCGTTGCTGTCGTAGAAGATTGGTGCGCGATAGTCGCCGCTGGTTGTATATGTGCCTGTGCCACTAGCTTTGTTTGTCAGGTTTGCAAAATCTACAGACCCCGCAGTATCAGCGTACCCCGCTGAAGCTTTGATCCAAGAACCCCATGTGCCACCTTCTCGTGTACGATAGAATGTGTACATAGTAGCATTTGATCTTGCAATAGCAGTCATTAATGCATAAGAACTATAAGCATATTCATTGCCAAGACCTTGAGTTTGCACATAATACTGATAACCGCTTTGAGGTGAATCACCAGCAGCAGAGTTCTGCATATACCAAACACCAAAATTTGGTATGTCTGCAAAGCTTTGGTATGTGCCGTGGTTTTGACCACTGTTATTCCACATTTGAATTTTGCTAAGGCTATTTAATAAACTAGCATTTGACGCTGTTGCAGCGTTACCCGTGCAAGATGCGGATGAGCCTGTTACGTTAATACTCCAAGTACCCGAAGCTCCAGTACCTGTTAGTGTGGGGGCGTAGGAGTTGTAATTGTTTGAGTGTAGTAGTGGGTATGAATTAACAGCATGTGCGGCAGTCCCATCTGGGTTTGAGTACTGAACCATTGACAAACTACCGCCACCGGTACTTACATTTCCTGTTAACCCTAAGTAATACGATCCCCCAGAATTAAACATAACCTTTGAACTATTGTCGTAGGTCGCGGTGTAAAGGGGGCCGTTTAATGTTCCGCCGTTTAAATTGCCTGTCAATGCAGCAGTAATCGTCCCTGCGCTGAAGTTACCCGAGGCGTCACGGGCTACTACCTTTGAAGCTGTATTGGCGGACGTTGCATCTACTGTCCATGTCTGCGCCGCTGAGCCGTTGTAAGCAGTGCCAGATAAATATGTACCGGCGGTCAAGGAGTTAGCTACAGAGCTTGCCTGTCCAGTCAAAGTTGCCGTTATCGTCCCAGCACTAAAGTTACCCGAGGCATCCCGCGCCACAATGGTTGAGATTGTGTTTGCGCTAGTAGCGTTAGAAGCGACTGTGAATGTTGCGCCAGTGGCTTGGTTAGCTGTAAAAGTTTGGGAACCAGACAGGCCCGTACCTGACGTATTCATCGTCAGTGTGGCGTTATTGACCGTTGGGAGGTCAGAAGTTAGCGCCAAGGTTCCAGTGGTGTTAGGGAGCGTCAGAACCGTGCCTGTTCCTGCAACTGCATTAGGGATAACTTGGGTCGTGCCAGAGGTAGTCCCAACATAGGTCTCACTCAAAATACCCGTTAACGCTAAATTACCAGAAGCCCGGTTCAGCGCAACGGCGGTAGTTCCTACGTAGGCCGTGGAGTTACCTAGAACGGCTGAAGGGATCGTCCCCGACAAGTTGCCCGCAGTCAGACTGGTTAAGTTGGCTCCGCTTACCGCACCAAACGATGCAGACCATGTACCCGAAGTAACCGTGCCGGTTGTAGTCAGGCTAGACGAACCCGCCAGTGGCGATGCGCCAACCGTGTTGTATGAAATAGTCCGGGCAGCAGAACCGTTAAACGTAGTGCCCGATGCATCCCCTGCGCCGCCGTTGTTGAAGGTAGCGTTGTTGGGTAGAGAAATAGCTGAGTATGCAAACGCAGAGCCCGTCCAGTTAAGGAACGTACTCGCCACTGTTGGGGCTGTGACAAACGATGTAGTAGCTGCGCCTGTCTGGTAGGGAATCTGGTTGGCTGCGCCGCCAGCTATGTTTGTAGCCGTAGTTGCGCTTGTAGCTGCTCCGCTCAATGTAGCGGTTATCGTGCCCGCAGAGAAGTTGCCGCTGGAGTCCCGTGCAACTATTTTTGAAGCTGTATTGGCTGATGTGGCATCCACTGCAAATGTACGGGCAGCGGAGCCATCGTATGTACCCCCGCTAGTCAGGTACGTGCCAGCCGTCAAAGCGTTAGCTACAGAGCCCGCAGAGCCCGATATATTGCCAGATACAGCCGAGCCATTGATCGCAATAGCCGTATTGGTAATAACCGTAGCCTGCCCCTGAGAATTTACCGTAATGACCGGTACGGATGAGGCGGAGCCGTAGGTAGCAGCAGTTACACCTGTTGTCGCAATGTTAAACGTGGTGGCTGGGGAAAGGGTTAGTCCTGTGCCTGCGTAGTATGTAATCGGCGCATTGAACTGCAAAAACGTCAATGCTGTTGTGCCAACCGTAATTGGTAGTGGTGTTTGCTGAACCCATGCCGTAGAAGCCAAGGTTCCAGAAATAACTAAAACGTAGTCGCCTTGGTCAATCTCATTAGTGCCTGTTCCAGAGGTGTCGTAGTCTGTTGCACGGGTCAAGATAAACGGCAAAAGACTTGTGCCTGCTTGTGTAACAACGTAAATGCCGTTATACGCAGCGTTACCACCAATTTCGTCTTTGACTAAAACCCGCTGGGTAGCCGTAGGAGAACCGCCGCCTAAAGATAAAGCGCCATTGGCTGTAGCCGTAATGGTCGCCCCAACACCAGAAGCGCCGTTGTTATACGTATATGCAGGTAGCGCGGCAGTAGAAGCGTAATTAGCAGGCTGGTGATAGTTAAGCCCAGAAGAAATTGAGTCTGCGTATTCTTTATTAACGATATCGGTGGCGTTGGTTGGCGCAGCGGTAATTGTTCCCGAAGTCAATCCCGCAGAAGTGGCTGTAATAGCGCCAAAAGACTGCTGGACTACAACGCCAGAAGTGTCCCGCCAGACTGCGTTCTCGGATGGGTACGTAACAAAGACATCTACCGTGTTGGTGAAGTTAACTAACGACCCGGAATTAGATGAAGAGAGTGGGGTAGCGTTACGAGTCAGCGTTGTACCGGAAGACGTGTAAGTACCGTAGTTGACTTCCCAATCGCCAGATATGGGGTCATAAATAGCAAAGTAGGTAGAGTTACCGTTGCCTACTGCGGAAAAAGACTGGAACCCTGTGACAGAGCCGCTCAGAGTAATCGTGCCTGTACCCGGTGCCGCAGCGGTTTGTTTAACTCTATCTTTGAGTACTAAAGCCATTTTGAATCCTTACGACGGTAGGTTAGTCCAACCGGGTGCTTGCTCATCATCAATATTCTGCCATCCGGGAGTCTGGACATTGCCAATAACTTGCCATCCGGGGGTCTGCGCATTGCTTATATCTTGCCATCCTGCGGTCTGCACGTTGTTGATATTTTGCCAGTTTGCGTTCTGGCTGTCATCTATTACCGCCCAGACAAGAACATTACCAATAGAGACAAGTAGCTGTATGCCTGTGGGGTAGGCATTTACCGTGAGCAACGCAACATTTGCGTCTATGCCGGAAACAAACTCTGCAATAGAACCCGCAAAAATGACCTGCGTAGCTACGGAGTCTACAGCCGAAGCACTCTCAGAAATAGATACTGGGATTAGCAGACCGCCAGCAACGGTATCTACCCCTGACAAGGCTTCAGAAATTGAGGCTACAAACGTAGCTGCAACCGTATTAGCGTCAATCCCACTGATTGCTTCTGCAATAGCCGCAACAAAATCAGCTTGGGCGGTACTAATTGCAATAGCTGAAACACCTTCAGCAACAGATGCAACAAATGCAACTTGGGCTGCTACAGAATCAATCCCAGATACAGCCTCTGAGATGTTCAGGGAAGCTATGAAGTTGCCAACAACCGTCTCAAGAGCGCTTGCGGTTTCTGAAATGCTACCGGGGTATGTACCGAGCGAAGACACGGAATCCGTAATAGATGCGGCTTCAGTAATGCTACCCGGATATGTGCCCACCGCAGACACCGTATCTAGCCCACTTATTGCATCAACTACGGTGACGTTAAAAATGTTGTTTATCGTATTGGTTACATCTACCCCAGATGCAGATTCGATGTTTGCTGCTACAAAAGTAGTAAGGACAGACTGGGACTCCAGCGCAGAAGCTGTCTCGGCAATCAATCCCCCCGCAGTAAAAATAGCATCAGCAGCTTCAATGCCTGAGCTTGATTCGGAAATAGCAACCGCAAACGCATTACCCCCAGCGGAGGTGAATGGCGCTTGTGCAAAGGTTACATCCCCGAACATACCCTATCAGGTCGCGGTCAGGGAAAACGTGTAGGTTACGTTTAGCGTATCGCCGGAAGCAACAGACTTGTCTCCACCAGTAAAGTCGCTTCCAGAGAATAGAACACCAGAAGTGCCAGTAGCAACGCTGCACAAGAAAGCACCAGCAATCGTAGCCGTTCCAGTCATTGCAAAAGATGAAGTAGAGGCCGAGTTACTGATAACTGATGGGTTTGCCGTAGTAGCCGAACCAAACGTAACTGCTTTGCGGTTACCTGTATAGGCGGTGTTCTCAGTCCAACCAGCATGGGATGCCAACGTATCACCAGCGGCAAAGGTTGTACCGGAGCCGGGGCCAGTGACCAAACCAATGTACCACGTAGTAGTCTGCGCACTACCAGCAAGGTACGCGCCGTTCATGTTAGCAAGACCCTGATTGACCACTAGGTTGTGGGCTGATTCAGTCCATTTAACCTGACCGTCCGGGCCTACGCACTCAACTGTGTACACACCACCAGCGCCGACCATATCGCCAGCTACTGGATTTGTAATGAGACCAGCGGAAACTTGGTCTTTTGCTGAACTGTATTCCATGATGAATCCTTAATAAATACGCACAATGGCGCTGTTGGCATCGGGAGTTGGGAAGATGATCTGGAACGTATCGTTGTTTACGGTCTTGTCTGAACCAAAGTCCAGCACAGCAACAGATGGGTTACCAGAAACCGTTGAGTTATAGATCAAAGCCCCACGGCATGTAAACGTAGCATTTGTCCAGCTTGTGTTGTTGAACGAAATGTACGCCGTAGGTACGCCGCTGCTATTGTTAGTTGCAGTGGGCGACAATGAAATCACCAACGTGTTTCCACCTGCCGTATACCCCGTACCAACCAACTCACCGCTTGTGGTGTACGCAGTGGTCGTAGCGTTGATGTTTGCAGCGGCTGTGTACAGAGCTACTTTAAAAGTATTGGGTGTTGTTGGGCCAAAGTTGTGTACTGCCTGTAGCAGTTGAACTTTAAAGCTCGTCGTTGCTGTTTGAAGAATGCTCATGTAACCGCCTGCCTGTATTGACCACTACGATATGCGTCTTGACGTTCCATGCCATCTGCCAAACGCTTAGCTAGGGTAAGGGCTTCTTTGTACTTACCATCGTACAACGCAATTAAGTCAGCCTCACCCTTCATGAAGGTGTACGCTTCTACCAGTGAGCCGTACAGCAACACAGTGTCAAAGTTATCGCCAAGCCAAGTAGTACTTGCTGTGACAATAGACTGAGGGTAATAATAGTAGTGCAGTTCTAAAGAGTAGACCGCATCAGGGGTTGGCCCCAAAATGAACGAGAGTTCGTTCACATCATTGCTTTGAGAGCCAAATAAAGCGTAGTACTTAGGGATGGCAGTATCGGTAGGTATTGGGTACGCCTGACGAATAAAGTTAACATCCTTGTTCAGCAGGTACTCGTATGCGCCCGTAGCGTCAATTACTGCCATCGAATACGGGGCTAAAAAGTCAGCAGGGCAACCCACATACTTATTGTTAACTGAGGTAGAACCCGTCACATTCTTGCGAATGGATGGGAATTGCATTGAGTTGTAGATGCGCTGTTCCGCTTGCTGGATGAAGCGGTTGATCTGATCCGCAGATGTCGAAGTCAGTAGCGCCGTACCGGTTCCAGAACCTACTCCAGTAGCCGTAAAAACTACACCAACGGTATTGGCAGAAGCACCAATCGCTACAAAATTGGTTGTACCAACTGCTGTAATTGTGTAGCTTGACCCAACAGTAAAACTTCCAGCCGTATACGAACTTGCAGTAGTAATCGTCGGAAAAAAGTTTTCCGTATAAGTTTGTATTGCGGACGAAAGTTCAGCGTAGTTCATGCCATCGGGCCTCGTGCCATCACGCCTTTAGTAGCTGCGCCAGTACCACGGATTTTGATACCATCGGTCTTAATTTGCTCATCACCAGCGGACTTGCTAAACTGACCAAGAGAAATATCGTTGGTTTCTAGCTTGCTGCGATTGGGTTCTTTACCGGGGGTAGAAGAAATGCTCATGGCACTACCATCCATCGTATGCGGTTTTGCATAGACAGTAGCAGAGCCAACTTCTTTGCCGCCTTGTTTCATAGTGTACGCCATAACTTACCCCTTTTGATTCATTGCACGGGACATGTTTTTGCCGTACTTCTTACGATCTGCGCTAGTAGGGCCACCTTTTTTTAACTTCAAGGTAGTTCCTTTACCGCCCTTATGCTCTTGAGCATCGTGCTGCTTAAACGCTTTTTTAATCATGGCCTTGTCTTGCGCCACATCACTCTTCATATCTTCTTTAGCCATCATGGACTCCTATGAAACCGTTATCGTTACTGTACCAATTTGTACGCCTAATGCCAAATAATTCGGTGTTAACGCCGCATCAAAATACCTAGACCCACCAACTGGATTCCAACCCCACTGAATATCCCTAGACCCAATAGAAGGATACCCAAAAGCATTTACATTGTTGCTATTATTATCCAAAATCTGTAGCCCAGTTTGCCCAGCCATCAAATAACTTACATCTGGCCTTGGCTCCCGTACTGCTTGTGGGTCATTGACTGGATACATACCCAATAGCAATTGCGGATGGTCAGGATCCCAACAAGTCTTACAAACTTTTACCTTAAAGGGTTTGGTTTTTACTGTTTGTGTCCTAAGCTCTTTTAACTTATAGCGTTGCCCGCACCGGTCACATTCGGCAATTGCAAACTTACCGGAAGCAAACCGATTAGGCATAGAACATGTTCCTTGGAACAAATCTTAGCGGCGATGTATCCCGGTCTTCCGCAGAAGCAATGTCCCACTGCTGCTCATATTCCATCTTCAATGCTGTGACTCGATCAGGGCTTACATCAGGCAGCTTCATGCCCAATTGATAGGCCAACCCCGCAACCATGCAGGGGATAAAACGGAATGGAATATCCTGTACGCTAACACCAGTACCAGCGTCTTGAATCCTACGCATGCGGTAATACACCAGTGTGTACTGGTCACCCGGTGCATTAGGAGTAGGCCAAATGTTGACACATGGGGTGTTTTGTACAATCAATGACGCACCATTAGCATGGGTTGCAGCAGTCGTATTGTTCTGCCCACGGGCGCAATTAACCAACTGGTTACCTACGATGTTAGGGTAACTGATAATTTCATTATCTATTTGTATAAACCCAGAAGTAGTTAGATTAACTACTGAAGATACCGTAATAGTCGTAGCTGTAGCCGTAATCCCACCTGTTTGGTTTATAACAATACTTGTTGTATTTTGCTGGCCCGATTGGCGGTTGAACCACATCTGGATTGGACGACCTTGAGCCAACTTGTTAGGGATGCTCATGTACGTAGGTTCAGCAATCCGGCTGATGTTGATATCAATCTGGTTGGTAGTACTGTTGTTCTGGCGGATAACAGAATCCAAGATATCAATCGTATTAGCTGGTAAGGGGTAAATAGCTTGTCCAGTAACTAGCGGAATTTGCCCTTGCTCTACCGTCCAAAAGTTCAACCCACGGTTAGCCCACTCAATCGTCAAAATGTTTAACGAACGGCGAGCAGTGCGAAAGTTGTATCCAGTACGCAACTCTTGACCGCAACGCTCAAACGCCTCTTCAATGAGGTCGTTCATGTCGAGGTTAAAGGTCGTCGTACCGGTGGTATTAGCCATTATCTAAACCCTGCTGTTTTCTTTGCTATGGTTTTGGGCTGCGCCACAAACTGTTTACCTGCTGCCTTACCCGCACGTTTAGCTTTAGTGGTAGCTGCATATTCGGCAGGGCTAAGAGATTGTATAGCTTTCTCAGGCAAATATCGCTCACCTGTTTTCGACGAAGGCTTTCCCGACTTGGTGCGCCATTTCTGGTCACCCCAATTTTTAAGGGATTGCTGCGGCGCTTTCAATCTCTATATCCCCCACCCGCTGCTTTATAGCGTTTAGCTACAAGCTGTGCTTTACGTGCTGACCATTGCCC